GCTGGGTCGGTTCTGTCCGTAAGGCTGGACGCCGTGTGTGGCGGTATCGGAGGCCCAGCCATTATTTACAACTAACCTAGAGCCATAGAATTTGTGTATGGCTAGGCGCAAAGAATGACCTACACCGGTTTTCGGCATTACGACCGGCTGCTGACGCGCACAGCAACGCAGGTGCAAGACCCCAACGGCGCTTGGGCTGCACAGGAAGCACATTGGATATTGATTGAAGACCTGCTGGAAGGCACCTACGGAATGCGGCGCAAGCATCGCCGTTACCTGCCGCAGGAACCCCGCGAACAAGACGAGTCCTACGACAACCGTTTGGCCCGTTCAGTTTGCCCGCCGTATTACCAGCGCCTTGAGCGAATGCTGGCCGGCATGTTGACCCGCAAGCCAGTCCGTCTTGACGATGTGCCTGATGTCCTGCGCGAACAACTGTTTGATGTAGACCTCCAAGGCAATGACCTGAATATTTTTGTCTACGAGCTGGCCCGGAAAATGGTCCGCTACGGTCACGCTGGTGTTTTAGTTGATTTCCCTTCTGACTCTGAAGACGAACTGCAGAACATCACCGACGCGGCCAGCTTGCGCCCGTACTGGTGTACTTATGTGCCCCGCGATATTTTGGGCTGGCGTTCTGAAGTAACCAACGGCGCCCAGCGGCTGACCATGCTGCGCCTGATGGAGCGGGTTGTGGTGCCCGACGGCGAATTTGGCGAAAAGTACGTTGAGCAAGTTCGCGTGCTGCGTCCGGGCTCCTATCAGATTTTCCGGCAAGACGACACCAAAGGTGCCTTTGTTGAAATCGCCTCTGGCACCACCAGCCTTGATTACATCCCCTTTGCCGTCGCCTACAGCAATCGCACTGGTCTGCTGGAATCCCGCCCGCCGCTGGAAGACATTGCAGAGCTGAACCTAAAGACCTACCAGATCCAAAGCGATCTGGACAACATGCTGCACATCAGCGCCGTGCCGATGCTGGCGTTGTTTGGCTTCCCCAGTTCCGCCGAGGAAATCAGCGCCGGCCCGTCTGAAGCCCTTGCCCTCCCCGCCGAGGGTCGCGCCGAATACATCGAACCGGGTGGCCGTAGCTTTGAAGCCCAGTTCCGCCGCCTTGAGCAGATTGCCGCGCAGATCAACGAACTGGGTCTATCTGCCGTGCTGGGCCAGAAGCTGAGTGCCGAAACCGCCGAGGCCAAGCGGATTGACCGCAGCCAAGGCGACAGCACCATGATGGTCATTGCTCAACAGGTTCAGGATCTAATCGACAACTGCCTGCGGTTCCATGCTGATTATCTTGGTCTGCCGCAATCTGGTAGCAGCTTCGTTAATCGTGACTTCATCGCCGCACGCCTTGAGCCTGCCGAAATCCTTGCCCTGCTGCAGACCTACACCGCTGGCGTGATCAGCCAAAAAACGCTGTTGGATCAACTGGCCGAAGGCGAAGTGCTGGGCGACGACTTCGACGTTGAGGAAGAACTGGAAGCCACCCAGACCGGCGGTTTGATTGAAATGGGCGGTCCTGAAAACCTTGGCAGTGAAGACATCACCGGAGAGGAGATGATCCAAGAGGACAACGAAGAACCCGTCGTGATGCCTGAGTAATGACCCAATCAGGCGTTACACCCCGCCTGCTCAATATTGAGCAATTCAAGCGGCGTATTAACCGCAAAGATCCTGTTGCCAATATCTACCGCAACGCCATTGATCTCAACCGTTTCAGCAATGCTGTTGCCGGCCAGATCGTTCGTGATTACAACAGCATCATCCTTAGCGCCGTTGATGACCTGCGGCGTATTGATCTTGGTGTGCCCACGGCAGGTGGTGGCATCGTTAGCCCTGCATCAGTTCAGGCACAACGGTTGCGTGTAATCCTTGCTCAACTGCGGGAATCACTAGACGGGTGGACTAATCGCAGCACGGCATATGTAGCCGGCGAGCTACAAGGTTTAGCTGAACTGCAGACCGAATTTGTCACGGATCAAATCAAACTGGCCCTAACTGGCGGTGTTGTTGACGAGCGCCAATTACTGCCGTCACAGATCAATGCCGTAGCCCAAGTCAACACTGTTCAGGTTGCCCCAAACTTTGCCGCGACCGTCGCCACGGTTGACCCGACCGATTTGAATTTCACGCTGCCGGGCACTGGTGGTTTCAATCTGACCGCTGGCCAAGGTGCTGCCATCACGCTGCCCAATGGTGATGTAGTGGCCAAGGCATTTCGCGGCCTAGCAGAATCTCAAGCTCAGCGGTTCAACGCCATTGTGCGAACAGGCATCTTGACGGGTGAACCCACAGCGCAGATTGCCCGCCGTCTTGTTGGCAGCCTTGAATTTGGCGAGCTGGCGCGTACCGCAAAGCAACAGGCCTTGGCCGGCGGTGAGCTAACCAAAATGGCTGACCATCAGATTATGACCGTTGTTCGCACGAGCGTTCAACAGGTATCCAATGCCGCCAGCCAGCAGGTTTACGAGGCCAATGAAGACATCACCAAAAAATATCGTTGGCTTGCTGCGTTGGAGTCCAGAACTTGCCCGATCTGCCGCAACCTTGACGGCAAGGAATACAAATACGGCAAAGGTCCAACCCCGCCAGCGCACTTCAACTGCCGCTGCACAACGATTGCAATTATTGATTACAAGGGTTTGGGAATTGATCCGCCTGATTGGGGCGTTGGCCCTTCTGTTCGCGCTAGTTCAACGGGTCAGGTTCAAGGCAATGTGACCTTTGGCCAGTGGTTACAGAAACAGCCTGCACAGGTCAAAGAAGACACCTTGGGCAAAAGTCGCGTGCCTTATTTCAACAAACTTGCCAATAAGTACGGCCCACAAGAGGCGTTGGCGCGGATGGTGCGCGAAGACGGCAGTGAAGTTACGCTGGCTCAGTTGCAGCAGCGGTATGGACCTCCCAAAGATTAGGTATTACCTAGACGGTCGCGTTTACTCCGATTGGGTGGAGGTTGAGCACGGCGAGGCAATCATTGAGGCCAGACTGCAGAAACTGGACGACGGTGGGATTGGCTGGGTTGATAAGTCGGGCCTAAAGTTGGATCACTTGCCGTTGCCCCATGGCCAAGAAACCGACCAAAGCCGAAAAGAAGATCGGCAAGGTGATGAAGGAGTACAAGGAGGGCGAACTGCACAGCGGCAAGCCCGGAAAGGGCAAAGGCCCCGTGGTCAAAAGCCGTAAACAGGCCATTGCCATCGCCCTGAGTGAAGCCGGTAAGGCCCGCAAGCAATCAAAGGGTAAAAAGTGATGGCAGCCAAAAAGCCCGGCCTTTACGCCAACATCGCCGCCAAGCGAAAGCGGATTGAGGAAGGCGCCAAGGAACGCAAGGCCCGCCCCGGTGAGGCCGATTACCCAGACAAAGGCGCATTCAAGGCAGCGGCTAAAACTGCCAAAAAACGCAAGCCGAAAAAATGAACGGCAGAATCTGGGAAGGCAGTTGCACTTACCTCAAGTGTGCTGACGGCATGATTGAAGGCCGGTTTATTTTCCCGACGCCCAACAACCCGGAAATTCTCGGCGCATTGATGGGCAGACTGGCCGAAGGCGTTGAGGTCATTACCTGCACGGAGGACGGGGAAGATGGCGATTGAATACCGAGGCGAAAAGTTCGACGGCTACAACAAGCCGAAGCGCACGCCAAACCACCCGACCAAATCTCATGCGGTTTTGGCGAAAGAGGGCGAAAAAATCCGTTTGATCAGGTTCGGTCAACAGGGCGTGTCAGGCTCACCGCCGCAAAAAGGAGAATCAGCAGCAGACAAGGCCAGAAGGGCATCATTTAAGGCTCGCCATGCGGCCAACATCGCCAAGGGCAAAATGTCAGCGGCGTACTGGGCTGACAAGGAAAAATGGTGATCTACCAACCTTCGTCGCGGTGAATTCGATCTTTCAGCTCTGAGACGTAACGGCGTAGGTCATTGGCCGCGTCAACATGCCACCGCTCCCCAGTCTCCAAATACCGCTGGGTGTGTAGGTCAATCGCCTTGAGCAGCCAATAAATCACCGGACACCAAGGCTCACGAACTGGCGTGTTCCATTCCCGCCGTGACATGACGTGCCTTTTGGCTGGCTTACCTATACACTTTGGCGGTAAACCCTACGGGTCACAATGTCTGACGAACAACTGCAGGAAGCTACGCCCACTGCAACCGATAACGAATCGGAAAAGCTCAAGCGCAGTATTGAAGCGTTGGAGCGTAAAAACTTTGAACTGATTGGCAAGCTCAAGGAACAGAAGGAAAAGTCAGTTGCCGTTCCAGATGGCGTTGATATTCAGGAGCTTCTGGAGTTCAAGCGGAAAAAGGAACAAGAGGAACTGGAATCAAAGGGTAAGTACGACGAAGCTCTGAAACAGTACGCCCAACAATTCCAAGAGCGGGAGGAAGGTTACAAGAAACGCATTGCCGAGTTGGAATCAAAGCTGACCGTCAATCAGTTGGACAATCGCGTTGTTGCCATCCTTGCCGAACAGGGTGCTCACAACCCGCACGATGCCCTTCGTTTGGTCCGCGATCAACTGAAGCTGGACGAAAACGGTAACCCCGTGGCCGTTGATGGCTACAACGAAGTGCCCATGGATCAATGGGTTGAACGCCTGAAGGCTGAGCGCGGTTACCTGTTCAGGGCTCCGAACGTCAAGGGTTCTGGCGCTCCCGTTGGCACCAAGCCGGTGTCGTCTGATGTTCCGGCAGGCACCAAAAACCCGTTCACGCGGGAATATTTCAACCTGACCGAGCAATCACGGCTTTACCGAACTGACCGCGATCTGTATGAACGCTTGAAGGCAGCGGCAAACAATGCTTAATATGTAACTGCTAGACGCGATTGGTTACGCCGGTCCGTCATTGGGTTACGCCCGCATCTGTAAACCATTTTGGAGATTTCACCGTGGCGACTCTTCGCTCCGATGTAATCATTCCCGAGGTGTTCACCCCGTATGTGGTTGAGCAATCAACCCAGCGGAACCAGTTTCTTGCCAGCGGCGTTGTCCAGCCCATGGCGGAACTGAATGCAACCGAGGGTGGTGATTTCGTCAATGTGCCTTTCTGGAAAGCCAACCTGTCCGGCGATCTGGAAGTGCTGTCTGATTCCTCTAGCCTGACTCCTGGCAAAATCACTGCTGACAAGCAAGTTGGCGTGATCCTGCACCGTGGTCGTGCCTTTGAGGCCCGCGATCTGGCTGCTCTGGCTGCTGGCTCCGACCCCATGGCCGCCATTGGCGCCAAAGTTGGTGAGTACGTTGCTAACCAGCAGCAGGCTGACCTCTACAAGTGCTTGGAAGGTGTGTTCGGTAGCCTCACCGGCTCTGACTCCCCTGCCTTCGACGCTCTGCGTTTTGACACCAGCGGCGCAACTGCCCTCGGTCCCCGTCAG